ATAGCTGCCAGTCCGGCGGATGCTAGGCAACACCTCCTCGAACACCCACCGCTCGAAAGCCTCGGCGGCCGGCATGTCGCTTTTTACGATCAGACGGAGCACGTCCGCTTCTGTGAGAACGCGCATTTCCTGCGTGCCGCCGGGCGTCTGAATGGGGTAGCGTTTCGCGACCCCCTTGCAGTGCTTGTTCATCGCGTCGCTTTGATTGACGTAGCCGAGCACATCGCAAACGTCCTTGCCGACGAAGTTCTCTTCACCATTGATGATGACGGCGCGAACCTCGTGATTCTTGGCCTGTCCTTTGAACAGAAAAGGAATAATGTTGCTCATCATGCCCCCTTCGCACGATAGCGACGGATAGCGCTTTGTAGCCGCCGGGTCGCGTTATAGCGAACCTGTTTCGCCTTCTGTAGCGCCGCACGTTCAACGGTAGTCTTATCCGCAAGCGTTTCCCACGTATCGGTGCCGCGCTGGACGTATTCGCTAATTCCCATTTCTGCCTTGCAGGTCTCGCACGCATCGAAGAAATCGTTGCGTGCAGCGCGGACGGCCGCGTCCGCATCATGATGTTCGATCGCTCGTTCGGCGATGTTGAGCAACGCAGTAACGTCCGGCATTTCGCGAGTCGCAGATATATTGGTGCTCATGCCTCCTCCACTGAAAAGAAGTGGATCAACAGTTCTGCTTCGCGATCGGTGATGACCTCGCCCGCCCACAGCTTCATGAGAAATTTCTTGATTGCTGTTTTCATACTTCGGCTCCATGGATTTCTCGGACAAAGTCAGGATGGCCGCGCAGCACCATCGGATAGATCGCCTTGACACGTGCAGCGGGCAGCGCACCTACGGACGGCGGCGCGTACGACTTCAGCCGAAAACCGTCTTCGGCGCGCGCGATCAGCTCGCGAACGATGCAACCGCCATCGACGAGTTCGATCACCACGTCGTCGCCGTGCTGTGCCTCGCTTTGCGTGTCATAGATCACGGCCTCGCCGAGCTTGATACGGGGCCGCATGTCGTTCGTTGGCATGGGAAACGCGAGATAGCGCTCAGCCATATCACACGCTCCCGTAGTAGGCGGCGAAGTATCCGAGTCCGCCAGGATTAACCTCCAGTGTCTCGGCGCACTTCTCCATGTCGCGTGCGATTGATCGTAGCGACTCACTCAGGATCACGAAGGGCAGGGCATCGTCATCACCCAAGGCTGCGCCGATACACTTCACGCAGAGGCCGTGGAGGGCAGTGATCACGTGGTACGTTTGCTCGCAACGGTTCGCCACTGCAGTGATGTCTTCCGGCTTGGGCAGCGCGTTAGCCACGACAGTCTCTTGTTGCGGCGACGCCGAGAGCGCGACCGGTTTTGAGTCTGTGACGAGAAAATCAAACCAGCCAACAGGCAACTTGAAAGCGCGCTCATAGCGAAGAGCCCACTTATCTCCGATCACCTTAGTGCCGGACAGGTGTTGGTTAAGCAGAGAGGGGCTGGGCGTCTTGAGAACGTCTCGCGCGATGACTGTCTGGCTCATCTTTGAATCGGATACAACTCGGTTCAGAACCTGATGCCTATTTTGGGCGATCAGGCCAAGTTCTTTTTTAGCCATTCGCCACCTCGGGAAGAGCAGTTAGAATCTGGCAGCCGAAATGGTCGATATTCGACTCTAGGTTCTCACTCATCCAGGTAGCGCAATTAGCCAAGCTCGCAATTTCATCCTTATTAGCCTCTGCATCCTGACGGGCCAGCACCACGATCGCGTGAAGGATCGATTTCACATAGCCCAGTTCCTGCCCGACGCAATCGCTGATATTCGTGACGTCAGCGCGAATCCGGTCTGCGGTCGTCAAGACGCAGCGTTCCGTGGTGTTATTCATGGCAGGCCTCGGCCCGTTCAGCGGCTCTGAATGCATCCCAGATGCGGCGCGTCTGCGAACTCCCGATTTCGTCGACGTAGTTGCTGCCGGCTTCTTCCGCCATGCCGTTGACGTAACTCGCGCAGTCCTCCGCGGTGTACTGAAGCAGCCCCAGCGTGTCCGCGATCGTGCCGGGATGTTTCCAGTAGTCGGGCGATTCCATCGCACGAAGTATGATCGAGACGAGAGAGCTGATCTGCCCAAGCTGCGTCTGGCACATGCAGTCGATGCTGTTGATCACTCTGCGCAATTTGCGCAGTTGTTCGTCGTCCTTGACTTGCTGCGGTGCGGTTGTACAATTCGCTTTGTTCATTTCGTTTTGCCTCTGCTGTATCGACGCGTTGTCGGCTGGCACCGACGCGCGTCATCCTTCCAAGCTGCCATTTCTGGCAACCCCCAAAAAATTCTTGTTCTTCAAATCGTAGGCGCGAGTTTCCCCGACAAGGCTTAGTACTGCCAAGTAAGCGGCTGACGATACGGTTCGAGGGTTTATAGTGTTTTCGTATTCTCTAGTTCTGCTCCTAGGTTTGCCTTGCTGCGGTATGGGAATGAATGTTGATCGAATCGGGTCCGAATAACAACTGTCCGATCGGATAAAACGGAAATCCCACTCAACCAATCTACCACTGTTTTTACCCGTGTAACTTTTACGTCGTCTATTGCACGCCTCGTCGAACAACGAAAAATGCTACAGCATAAACCAGCGAGTGCGACAACACTGGGGTTGGTCTTTTCACTCGGTTCATAAATAAACCTGAAAAATCAATGAGCTAGGCACCACCGATTACGTTACTTCTGTAACCTTGTTGCGCTCAGTCATGTCGCTCGCAATGGACCGAAAGCATGTCCGGCGCCGTTAAGGATCGCGCTTTGCAGCTCATCCTTGAACAGGTCGGGAACTCGCCACAGGAGAAATTCGACGCGCAAGTGTGTCGACACGCGACAGATGAGCATATGGACGAAGCAGCTGCCTTCGCGAATCGAAGCATGATCTGCGCAGCGATGTGCTTTGCGTTGCATGAGTAGCGGAAGCTGAGCAAGGATCATTTTGGCCTCAATGTGCGGCAGGACACGTTGAGCAGACTATACCCCTAAGGTAGTAAGAACGGGTAGTTAATGTCGATTGTTTTTTTCTACCGGCCGGAAAAAGGTATAGCGCGGTAAGGAGATCACACGAATACCCTTGCGGACGATAACGGAACGGTCGACAACACTCGGGCGATGAGCTGCAGCCGATCGAGGTCTTCTTCTTCAATGTGCCAAGTGCTGTACGCGGCGTTGTCTGAGATAACCGCGACTTTGCTGCCGACGCGCTGGAGTCGCTTGAGAAACGTCGAGTCCCCGAACGAGAACAGGTATATGCCATCCCGATCGAAGGTCGACACCGCCAAGTCGATGAACGTCAGATCCTGTGGACCAATTGTTGGTGCCATGGAATCGCCTGGCATCGCAAATATCCGGACGTTGGTCGGATCATCGCCTCCGATTAACTTGCGTGCAGCGGGGCGGGACAATTCAAGAGAAAGCACAGGCTCGTCCGCCGTCGTTTTTCGCTCCAAGTCCAGCCGGTGGGCAAAAAACCTTACTGCATCTGGATGGATCGGTCCCGACAATACTCCGCGGACTCGGTGCGCCGCCTCGTTCCTAGTTACCTCGTCCAGGCTTTTCGCGCTTACTGTCGGAAAACCGTGCTCTGCAAACACCTCAATGAACCCCGGTTGATCAAACGCAAAATCGGGTAAGCCAAGCTTCGTTTCGATCAGCCGCGCCGATGCGTTCGACATTTTTTTGAAGCCACGGAGCCAGTGATTGACCTGCGTAGGCCGGTCATGGCCAATTGCGGCCGAAAACTTTGTCTGGCTGCCGTCGAATTTGCTGTCAATGAGAGCTAGCAGGTTGCCGGCTCGAACTCCGTCGATCGATTCCATGATTGCCTTCCATATACCTTTAAGGTAGTTAAGGATACACGGTTCCTACTACTTGCGCATCTACCCTAGAGGTAGTAGGCTATGTCTTTATGAAAGACACTACCGTCGCTAGCGCATCCGACTTTAAGGCGCTCTATACGAGCCTGAATGCCGACCAACGTAAGAATTTTGCGGAGATCGCAGGCACCTCTCGCCGTTACATCGAATGCCATTTGCTTTATGCCCGCAAACTGCCGGGGGCGCCCTTGATGCAGCGCCTCTGGGAGGCTTGCGAGGCATACAACGCATCTTTTACGCGCGGCGATCTCCTGAAGTTCTTCTATCCGGAAGCGCGCTCATGATCCCCCACGACCAAAGCTCCCTTCTTGGTCTGACGGACTCCGCCCGCGAGGTCCGGATCCGTACGCTTGGCGCGCTGATCTGTAATCCCGCCGCTACGCGCTTGTGGCGCATCGTTTGCCATGCCGAGCAACGTCATCTGATCCGCGGGCGCTCGCCTGAGCAGAACGCATTGATTGAGCAGAGCGTGCTGCGTGCCATTGGCGGGCGGGAGTCGATGCGCGCATGACCGACGTCACATCAACAGACAATGCCGTCCAGCGGCGTTTCCAGGGCGTGTGGATTCCGGCCGAACTATGGCTTGACCACGATCTGTCATTCACAGAGAAGGTAATGCTTGCGGAAATCCGGTCGCTCGAGACCGACGATCGCGGTTGCTACGCGTCAAACTCGTACTTCGCGAAGTTCTTCGACCTGTCCGCGTCTCGCGTTTCGGAAATCATCACGTCCCTATCCAACAAGGGGCGGGTCGGCGTATCCCTCATCAGGAAGGGAAAGCAGGTCATCGAACGTCAGATCCGGATGTTGCCCCCCTTCGACTTTCCGAATACCCCCTATTCGGAAAACACGCAGAACCCTATTCGGAAAACCGAAGAGGGGTATTCGGAAAAGGCGCAGGAGAATAATACAAAAGGCAGTAATAAAAAAAGCAGTACAAATCCCTCGGCTGAAGCCTCGCTGCGTGCACCCAAAAAATTGAAGCCGGAAGGCGATCCGGAATTTGAGGAAGCGTGGCGCGTCTACCCAAAGCGTGAAGGTGGTAGTTCCAAGGCGAAAGCGGCGAAAGCGTGGGACGCTCGAATTCGTGAAGGCATCTCGGCCGAGACCATGGTTGCGGCGGTCAGGAAATACGCGCAAGAGTGCGACTCCACAGAAAAGACGGGGACGCGCTTCGTGCGAATGGCGTCGACATTCTTCGGTCCTGATCATGAATTCTCGGCCGAATTGTCCGGCACGGCTGCCGTGGCTGGCGGTGAGCCGTGGTGGCAGCAGGCCGGCTTCGCGAAAGAATGGCAGGCAATCAACGCCGGCTGCTCGGAACGGTATGCCCACCTGTGGCGAGACGGCGCGCGCGTGCCGAACGAGGTTCTCGAGGCGGAGGCTGCGCAATGAATGCCCGGGAACTGAGCGCCTTGATGGCAGAAAACGCAGCGGCGATTGCCGAATACCTGCTGCCGAACGGCAAGAAGCACGGCAAGGAATGGAAGATCGGTAGCACAGGCGGCGAGGCAGGGCAGAGCCTTTCGGTGTGCCTGGGCGGCGCAAGGCGCGGCGTATGGAAGGACTTCTCTACCGGCGAGACGGGCGACCTGCTCGACCTATGGGGAGCGTGCAGAGCGCTGTCCGTGGCCGACGCTATGCGCGAGGCGAAGCGCTACCTCGGCGTGCGTGATGATATGCCGCCACGTGAGGCGCCAACCTATAAGCGCCCGGCCAAGCCGCAGTGTTCGCGTCCGACCAGCGTGGTCTCAGACTGGCTGTCCGATCGTGGGCTGACAGACAGCACGATCGGCGCTTTCAAGGTCGCGGAACAGTCGCGAGCGAATGGCGCAACGTACGCCGTTTTCCCGTATCTGCGGGATGGCGAGCTGGTCAACGCCAAGTACCGGAACGTCGTGGACAAGAAAGACATGCGCCAGGAAGGCGGCGCCGAGCCATGCCTGTTCGGCTGGCATCTGGTCGATCCATCCCGGCGGGTGATCGCGATCGCTGAGGGCGAGATCGATGCCATGACGCTGCACCAGGTGGGCATCCCTGCGTTATCGGTCAATGCCGGTGCGGGCAATCACCAATGGATCGATAGCGACTGGTCAAAGCTCGAGCGCTTCAGCGAGATCTACCTTTGCTATGACAACGACGAGGCCGGTCAGAAGGGGGCGAAAGAAGTTGCCAATCGGCTCGGTCTTGACCGGTGTCGGTTGGTCTCGTTCGGTACATCGAAAGACGCTAATGACTTCCTGAAGACCGGCGCGGGCGAAGCGGAATTTCGTCTGTGTCTAGCGGAGGCCAGAACATTCGATCCTGAGGAGCTCCGTTCGGTTTCTGACTTCTGGCCGGGTGTTAAGGCGCTGTTCTATCCGGCTCACGATGCGGCTGAATTTCCGTTTCTAAGCTTCTGTGGGCAGTCGCAACTGTGGTTCGAATTCCGCCACGGTGAGATAACGGTATGGACCGGCTATAACGGACACGGCAAGTCTCTGCTGCTCAACCAGGTGCTGCTTGGCCTGAT